CGAAGGTCTTAGTATTGGTTTTAATGACCCAACTGACTGGGTTAGCACGGGCAATTATGCCCTTAACTATTTGATTAGCGGAAATTTTAACAGAGGTGTTCCGCTAGGTAAGGTTACCGTATTTGCAGGTGAATCGGGTGCCGGTAAATCGTTTATCTGTTCTGGTAATCTAGTAAGACATGCACAGCAACAAGGTATCTTTGTTGTTCTAATTGACAGCGAAAATGCTCTTGATGAAAAATGGTTACATGCTCTAAATGTAGATACTAGTGAAGACAAGTTGCTCAAACTTAATATGGCGATGATTGACGATGTTGCTAAAACAATCAATGAGTTTATGAGCGAATACAAAGCAATGCCTGAAGAAGATCGTCCAAAGGTATTATTTGTTATCGACAGTCTCGGTATGTTGCTAACTCCTACAGATGTTAATCAGTTCGAAGCAGGAGATTTGAAAGGTGACATGGGTCGTAAGCCTAAGGCATTGACAGCACTTGTTCGTAACTGTGTGAATATGTTCGGATCAGCAAATGTTGGCCTAGTTGCAACTAATCACACATATGCAAGCCAAGATATGTTTGATCCAGATGACAAGATCTCCGGCGGTCAAGGTTTTATCTACGCATCAAGTATTGTTGTTGCTATGAAAAAACTTAAACTCAAAGAGGATGAGGATGGCAACAAGATTTCAGAAGTTAAAGGTATTCGTGCCGCATGTAAGATCATGAAAACACGTTATGCTAAACCTTTTGAAAGTGTTCAGGTTAAGATTCCATACGAAACAGGAATGAATCCTTACAGCGGTTTGGTTGATCTTGCCGAAGGTAAAGGTATGCTTAAGAAAGATGGCAACAGACTTTCTTATGTTACCAGCGATGGTGAAATTCTTAAATTCTATCGTAAAGAGTGGGAACGCAATGAAGGCGGATGTCTAGATCAAGTAATGGCAGATATTTCAAATCATGGCGAAAAATCCGTTTCTGAGATAACTACTACAGTTGAACCTGAAACGGAGACCCAAGGATGAAAGACGATTTAATAGCCGATCTATGGAATTCAGTTGTAGAACACATTCCAGAAAAAGCAAGAAAAGATGTAGCTTATGATTTTATCAATACGCTACTTGATTATGGTATTAAAGATACAATATTAGAAAATCTACTTGGAGTAGATCCGTATCTCGACGATGCTATAAACTATGCCATCGACGGCGAAGAAATTGAGGAAGAAGAAGACTACGACAGATATGAAGATGAGGATTAAATGAATTGGTATGATCGAGTTTCGAAGGATATTTCAAATATTCCTGATGCCGTAGCGTATTATGAGGCTGAATTACTAGCAGCAAAAACAGATGCTCGCATAGCGGGAAACCTTGAAAAAGCCGCTGCTAATATGCCAGGTATTGTAGAAAATCGATTTAATCAACTTCAAGAGATCGAAGCAATATTAGAGTATCTCAATATTGAACTTCGTAGACTTCGTAGTCAACACTTTCGTAAGTATCTTGAAAACTATCAACGTCAGTTAAGCTCTAGAGATTGTGAAAAATTTGTAGAAGGCGAGTCTGACGTTGTAGATTTTGAAAAAATTATCAACGATTTCGCTCTGCTAAGAAATAAATGGCTAGGCATTATTAAAGCCTTAGACATTAAACAATGGCAAATTTCTAATATTGTTAAACTTAGAACATCGGGATTAGAGGACGCTACTCTTTAATCCAATGCCACGTTGCCCACGACCATTGTGGTAGTGGGCTTTTGTTTGGAAATGCAGACATCATTCTATTCCAGCATTGTGTTTCTAATCTTCCGTATTTTCTTTTCAATTCAACAGCAAGATTGCTCTTAATTAGAAGTTGTCCGTTTGGATTTAAATTGTCCATGCAACATTGATATAATTCTTTCCAATCGTCAGACGACCATTCTTCATTGAGTTCGAATGTTGTTCGGATCATTATAATGCAATCCCAAGGACCCTTGGGAATATTCTTATCATAATTAGGAAATAAACCGAATTCGGTCATGTTCAATCCTGCATCTCTATGAAACGGTTCCAATGACTTAGATGTTCTTCCAAAATACGTTCCTAGATATTCGTGACTATGATATTTAGAGATTGATCCAAAATGTCCTAGTCCTGCACCGATGTCTAAAATCTTTTGATTAGTTTTTTCTTTTAACTTTAATAGGTCAAATAATTCTAATTTTTCTATAAGAAATTGATCTTCGTCGAGATATTTGATCCATTCGGTCATGCCGAGAGTTTCAGCTAGTTTTTTTTGCTGATCAATTCTACAGATAGTTTTTGCTAGATCTAATTCCACAAAGTCTCCAAGTTTCAATATTTACCATTATCTGGGTAGATAAATATTCACATGAACAAAATCGTATTAGTTACAGGTGGATTCGATCCACTACATTCAGGTCATATTGAATATTTTAATTCTGCTAAAGAATTAGGAGACAAGTTAGTGGTTGGAATTAATTCTGATCAGTGGCTAACTAGAAAAAAAGGTAGACCGTTTATGCCTTGGCAAGAAAGATTTAAAATTATAAAATCTTTAAAGATGGTAGACTATGTTATCGAGTTTGAGGACAGCGATGGTAGTGCTAAAAATGCTATCAAATTAGCTAGACAAACTTTTCCGAACGATCATATAATTTTTGCCAACGGTGGGGATAGAACACACACTAACATTCCAGAGATGGATATTAAAGACGACAATTTAGAATTTGCATTCGGAGTAGGCGGATCCAATAAAGCAAATTCTAGTTCGTGGATATTAGAAGAGTGGAAGACTCCGAAGACCGAACGCCCGTGGGGATACTATCGAGTATTACACGAAGTTCCTGGCATGAAGGTCAAAGAACTTACAGTAGAGCCAGGTAAAAGTTTATCAATGCAACGACACGATCATCGATCCGAATATTGGATAGTCAGCGAAGGTAGAGCCAATGTCAATAGAATGATGCCTAGTGGTTATGCACTACCGTCTGGAGAACTTGCAAAACACGAAGAATATAAAATTCCAGTAGGCGAATGGCATCAATTAACTAATCCCTATGACGAACCTGTAAAGATTGTAGAAATACAATACGGCAGCAAATGCATTGAAGAGGACATAGAAAGAAAATGAAAGTATTTGTTGGTTACGATATCAGAGAAGATGTTGCGTTTCAAGTATGCGAATACAGTATAACAAAACATCAACCAGATGCAGATGTTATTCCTCTCAAGCAAAAAGAATTAAGAGAAAGTGGTCTGTATACTAGAGCCGTTGACCCGTTAAGCTCTACTGAATTTACTTTTACTAGATTCTTAGTTCCTTATCTTTCCGATTATAAAGGATGGGCAGTATTTGTCGATTGTGATTTTGTGTTTGTAGACGATGTTGCTAAATTATTTGAACAGGCTGATGACAGATATGCAGTAATGGTAGTTAAACACGATTATACTCCTAAGGAAGGTTTAAAGATGGACGGTTGTAAACAATTACCGTATCCTAGAAAAAATTGGAGCTCTACTATATTGTGGAACTGCGGTCATCCATCAAATAGACAGATCACACCAGATGTAGTTAATTCTCAAACAGGACAATATCTACACAGATTCCAATGGCTTAAGGATGAGGAAATCGGAAACTTAAAACCTGAATGGAACTGGTTAGTGGGATGGTATCAAGAACCGCAAGACGGTTCTCCTAAAGCATTGCACTATACCGAAGGTGGTCCATGGTTTAAAGATTATCGCAGATGCGACTATCATAAAGTGTGGAAAAAATATCTTAAAGAAATGTTAAAATGAGCAAATGGATATTCCTTAGTAAGGGAAAAGAAGACGATTACATAAATTTGTTCGCATCGGGCTGCGGCGAAAAACCAGTTGATCCTGCAACATTTGATCCAGAAGAAGGTAATGATCCTGTTGTATTAAGAGGAATTCTTAAAAAAAGAATAATTAAAAAATGTCTTAATATCGGCAGAACATTTTATTACGTAGATACAGGATATTTTGGAAATGAAAGAACGTTAACTAATCCCAACGGATGGAAGTATTGGCACAGAATAGTGAAAAACGATTTACAACATCACAATATCATT